ACAACAGCTGGTGATATGATAACAAATATGACGTTGAAAATATTTGTGGATAACGAACTAACATCAGATGTACATGATTCATTTATAAGAGCGAATATCGAATACATAGACCTTTATATTGGGGGTCAGCACATAGATAGATTGACAACCGATTATATATCAATGTATCTCAAACTGAGATCGGTCGAGACGGATGATTTAAACATCCTATATAGAGACTCATATAATGTAAATTCACATTTTTCACCTACTATACCACTGTACTTGAATCTACCATTCCATTTCTATAAACATCCACATCTCGCAATACCAGTGTGTGCAATGTATAAACATGGTTTAGAAGTGCACGTGAAAATGAGAGAACCGGTTGAATTTCAAACTGCGTATATGCCTGTAGACTATTCCGAAAACCTTAAAATCAAAAGAATTTCGTTGAATGTAGATTATCATCATCTAATGGAAGAAGAAAAGGCATTCTTTAAATCGAGGCCACTGGAATATATCATAACACAAAACCAACTAGCAAGAAAAATCATAAAATCCACAGATATTGACAAAGAACACTCTTTTATGTGTAACTTTAAAAACCCTGTACGGGAATTTATGTTTTTTCTTCAACACGATGCGTGGAAAAACTTAACCAATAGATCCAATATATACGAAGAACTTGATTATGCGAACATGAAGATCAATAATGTAGAACTATTTAATGGCAATCATAATGATTTATCGTCACATCAATTCTTAAACAAATATAAGTCACCAAGTGATATAGTAGAGGAGAGTCTTATTTGGCACAGACGTCCGAATTTTTATAATCAGACGTTCATTCCACTCAACGATCTTTTATCATTTGATGCAGTTCGCAATTTACCTGGACCAGGTGGTGCAAATAAGACTACATTGGGGTGGTTTAAGACTTTCAAAGTCAAGAACGGTCTATTTTACGTTTATTCATTATGCACGAATCCCGATACACATGAACCAGCTGGACATCTGAATATGAGTCGTATATTACATCAGAAATTCACATTTAAGTTTAAAAAACCTGACCCCAATTCTATATATTCAGTGTGGAATAACCTGTATGGTTCCACTCTGAGTATGTACGCAGTAAACTATAACGTCCTTGTGTTCAATAATGGGTTATGCGGCTTAAAATATTAATGTTCTAATATATTAATGGCAGGTAGATTAGATGTTGTAACATACGGTGAAAATGACAAATATCTAACACTAAATCCTGAAGGAACCTTATTTCATAAACAGTTTACCAAACGCCCGAATTTCTCGATTAACTATACAGATCTTAATCCTAAAAGAGAAACTATCGGATTTGGTAAAACGGTTAAGTTTACTATACCTCAAAATATAGGTGATCTACTTAAATCCGTAACCCTAGTCATTAAAGCCAATGATATCCCAGATGAATGGAATTTGTATTATCAGGATGGAGCTGGCGTAGCCGTAATCGAATACGCGGACCTCATCATAGGAGGTACAGTCATTGAAAGACTGGATTCCAGTTACATCACCATACATAAGACTTATTTCAATAATTCTAGACAACAAGAGGGTATTGAAAATCTTACAGGGATAATACCATCATCTACATTCTCTAATTGGTACGGTTGTAGAAAGACATTTTCTACGAAGCATACACAAAAGAAGTTTGATTTTCAAGTCGATCTCCCATTTCACTTCTATAAATCGACCGAATTATCTCTACCGTTATGTGCAATTACTAAACAAGAAGTTGAGGTTGAAATAAAGTTCAGAGATCTTAAAGATGTACTATTTTCCAAAACTTCGGATATTTACAGAGAAGAGTCGGTCAACTTCCCATTTCCTACATATTATGACGGGAGTTGGATTCCTGATAAAAGTGTGATATTTCTGGAACTGATTAAGGGTTGGGATAGAACAAATTATTCTTATTTCAAGTATAGCAAAGTTCCATGGTATGACAATCCGGGTGTGAGTATGAAAAATGCTAAATTAGGAAAAAATGGTGTGAGTATCCATAGATATGCAAAAAAGTATACAACCCGTGATTTCTATCCATACTCAGATACGTATGAAAAACCTTCGTGGTCAATTTTCTCTTTTTTACAAAATAGTGGGGCTAAAACTTACGATGTATCACCATGGTACGATCAAATTAGGGGTAGTATTCCAGAACACTATACCTGCACAGACACGACTAAAACGGTCTTCCATTCATTTCCAGGATTATCAGAAGGTTCTATAGCTATGCGGGTTAAGACGGGTGACAAGGAATTTTCTAAAAACGCCGCGTTAATAAATCCGTATATGAGCACACAGACTTTACAAGCTTTGAATTCAGTTTATCCACAAATAACCACGTATGCATCATTTTCGATGGAAAAAACGGGTCCAAACATACTGAGAGATGTTTTCAACTATCAAGTGGAAGATGCTTATTATGGAAACGGAACTCCATTTACGGATATAGGTAAGGGAAATGAAAAAGCTTTACTAATTAATTGGAAGAATCATGGAATAATAGCCGGCTGTCTGGAACTTGGAGAAGTATTCGCCATACAATTTGGTGCTCCCCAAGATAACACAAATTTTAATCCGTACCATATACCTTATTCACGGATAGTTCAACCTGCTGTATTCCCAAGTTACGTAAACCAAGATAATCCTATTGACAGTGACCTTCCACTGGGTGGGGGATTCATTCGTGTATTTAGACATTTTACAGTTGGAGAAGGATATAACGACGCGTGGAGTCCTGATACAAATATAAATGGTGTAACTTCGAGTGAAATTAAGAACCGATTAATTGAAATTGAAAACATCGAATCTGGGAAAGTTCTTCCCAGTGATGTCGTAGCTGAAGGTATGCTTGAACTACATTGGCCTATGCACTCTTTTGCGAGAGATACCTATCCATGGGGAGGAGGTCCGTTTGACCCTAAATTTATGAGTTCGATGAATGATGTGCTTCTTTCACCACCTTTCTTTCAACCAGGTGGTCCTTCTAACATATCAGCCGATCTATTACCACCTTCCTTAAGGGGATTTGGTAAAGTTACACGAATAACATCAGCGGGTAAGGCAATTGTAGCAACTTTGGGTTATCCCAATTGGCCTACTGATTTACGGATGTTCACATGGTTACCCGCCAATCCGAATGGACAAGTTATAGGAGCGTCTAGTAGTGCTCCCACGGTACCGGGTTATACAATCGGATCTCCGGACCCAGGTGGTGCAAACCCAACTACTTCTGGAACTAGATCCGATTACTTTGGAGCTCCATCAGGTACATTCCGCCTTGCCTGGCCAAATACACGAATTGACTTAACCAGTCGCGAGCAGGCTGGTCTGGGACCACTTTCCAGACGGATGTCGGACGTACAAATGAGTGATTACTGGGAAACAGATCAATATGGCTCCAATTTTTTACAAGGGCGTACAGCACAGCAAGATAATGGGAGCTTCGCTCTCTTTTGGGGACACGTAAGAAATATTACAGTCGCGTATAGTTATATTCGCGATACAGAGTCTAAAACTTTACCCGGTGCTGTGCTAATATATCAATGGAATTTTCATAACTGGGCATACTATCGGGAATATAAACATGAGTGGGATAAAACATTTTCACTTGTACAGGCACTGAGCCCCCCAGATACTCCCACATACAACTTCAATTTTGGACAGAAAATAGCCATAGCTAGAACCAGTGAAATGTTGATTGTATCCGAACCCAATTGGGTTCCGACAGAGAGATTAACTTTCAGTAAAACTGATAACGTAGACTGGAATGTTGGGCGTATCCATGTCTACAAAAAAACTACTACATCGTCAATCGTAGATGTGTATAACATAACAGCTTCAGGGGGTAAATTTTACATAAATGGGGTTGAAAAACCTATAATCGAACTAATTGAAGGTGTAACGTATACATTCAATAACCCTACATCGGGTGGATCAGTTCCCGCACACCCTTTTAAATTCTCGGAGACGAGTGACGGTACACATGGGGGTGGATCCGAATATACATTTAATGGTTCAGTTTCCAGTGTAGTGTATCCGTATAGTGGTGCACCGGAAGGTACTTTTAGGACAGTATTCACAGTACCCGTTGGTCAAGCTGGTACTGTACTTCATTATTACTGTCAAATTCATCCTGGTATGGGTAATAGTATCAACATAGTTGCACCTGGTGGAAAATATCAATTGCATCAAACTATATACCCAGAATTACCAAGTTTGGCCGATAGAACAGAACGTGCTAGGAAAATGAAACATCAATTGTACACTTCTTGGAATGATCCTATACAAAAAAGATGGGAGTTCGGTAAAACCCTTGATCTCAGTGACGATGATAAAACTCTAATCGTAGGTGCAGATTCCAATACAACTTTGGGTCCAAATAAATCTCCAACAGATACAAATGGTGGGTGGGTGTCAATTTACCAACTCAACGATTCGGGTGATTTTGAATTTAAGTCAATCATATCACAAAAAGTCGACGAAGACGCGGACGCTTCCTTTGGTTCCGATAATATAGCCACGACTATCGATGGTAATGACATAGCCGTGTCGGCAAGTAACGCAGATTGGGAACCCTCATCCGAATTACCTTTTAAGGATACATCATTCGATCCATTAAACGTATTACCAAACGTGCAAGTTGATGAAGATTGTGGTAATGTTCAACTGTTTTCTAAAGATACGGTTACTCCCAAAAATTATAAAGACATAGATATTGAGATTGACACATGTAAACTAAAGTTGGAGTTAATACATCTCGACAAAATTGAACGATATAGAATAAAAAATACCCCCATCACACAAATTATAACACAGTTACAAGTCAATAAATTTAATTGGAGGGAGTATCAAGGAATTAATTATGATAATGATTTTGTACAAGAATCGCAAAATAACCAATTCAGACTAAATTTCTGTAACCCAGTCAAAGAATTGTTTTTTGTCGTACAGAAAAATAATAAACGCTCTCTCGAAATATTGCAAGATTCTAACACGAATACATCTGAACTATGTTTTTTTCAAGGTGTTACAGATTTCGATGGCTTTGTGAGAAATTATGGTAATAGAGAAACGAATAACGTATTTACATCAAGTAAATATCCACAACCAGTTATGGATTCTATCAAAAAATTGTCATTAACATTAGATGATGAAGAAGTTATACCCATAAACGGTATAGGTGAGTTTCCATCACATTTTCTAAGAGCTATTCCATCCTCAAAATATCATACACATACTGCACTCAATAGGCGTATATATTTGTGGAGTTTCGCCACCAACCCAGAGTCGTGGAAACCTTCTGGTCAATTAAATTTTTCAACAATCAAAAATCAAATCTTAACCCTAGAAGGATTTAAAACGGGTTGGACGCATCAACATGATCTATCTGTTTATGCTAAAAGTTATAACATTATGAAAATAGAAAATGGAACAGCTAGAATACTTTACCCGTTGATTGCTAACAGACAAAGTGAAAATGTGGGAAATATACGAGATTTTCCAAATCCATATGTTAATGAAGTATTTGATGGTAATCAATTTATAACCCATGAACGATTTCAACCATACTTTGATCCAGGTATTTCTCTTTCACCCGATTTCACATTTGATAGTAGTAATAACCTAAATATCAATGTAATTGGGTCGTATTCATTCGAATATTCGGTGGTTAATGAACATGGAAATAAAAATCACAAAGGATTTACTCGAACGGTGAATGTTGTTGATACAGTAGCTCCTGTCGTATCCTTAAACTTTCCAAGTGCGAATCCAGTCAATTTAATATTTAATGATACAGTTTCACCGGTATATTTTCAACCATATGTGGAATACGGGGCTGCAGCAGACACGGGAGAAAATATCGTTACCACCCTCACAAGAACCCCGATTGGTGGAGGTACGACTGTGGTAGTCACTGCGGTAAATCCAACCATAGAAGGTGTGTACACAGTTACATACACAGCTACGGATGCTGGTGAAAATATTGGGACTAATACACGGATTGTGAATGTTACAAGAGATGCCACCGCTCCATTAATATCTCTTAACAACCCCAACCAAAATCCAGTCAATCTAATATATAACGATACAGTTACACCCGTATATTCTCAGTCTTATATAGAATATGGTGCCACATCAGATGGTGGTGAAACAGTTGTTATAGATAGTAGTGCGGTAAATACAACTACAGCTGGTACATATATAGTTACATATACAGCAACGGATACCGCTGGTAATATAGGAACTATTACAAGAAGTGTAATAGTTACACTAGATACCACGTCACCACTTGTAACACTGAATACTCCAAACTATAATAATGTAAATTTGATTTACAATAACCTGACTGGATATTCACAACCATATACGGAATATGGAGCTACATCGGATGGAGGTGAAACTATAGTCACAACTATTACTCGAAGCCCTATAGGCGGGGGGGCGACTGTAAGTGTCAATAGTGTAAACGTGACTTTTGAGGGTATTTATACAGTTACCTATACAGCAACAGATGTCTCTGGCAATACAGGAACTAACACACGAACGATCATAGTTATACAAGATATTATAGCGCCTACTATAACTTTAACGAATCCGAGTGAAAATCCAGTGAGATTAACCTATAATAGTACGGTTACGCCCGTATATTCAGAACCATATGTGGAATATGGTGCCACAGCGGATGGCGGTGAAACAGTTGTTATAGATAGTAGCGCCGTGAATGTTACAAGTGAAGGAACCTATACAGTTACTTATACAGCAACAGATATCGCTGGCAATATAGGAACTGCATCACGAACCGTTATAGTCACCGAGGATGACATAGATCCAATTTTAACACTTACCAATCCATCTGCAAACCCAATTAATTTAATTTTCAATGACTCAATTTCTCCAACCTATATACAACCATACGTAGAATATGGTGCTACATCAGATGGTGGTGAGACAGTTAGTATAGATAGTAGTGCAATTCAACCAACAACACCAGGAACTTACAATGTAGTGTATAGTGCAACAGATTTTGCTGGTAACACAGGAACCGTCATACGACAAGTCATATATACAAGAGATACCAGTGCTCCGATTATATCCTTAAACAATCCTAGTTACAATCCAGTTGATTTGGTGTATAATTCGACAAATGGTTACTCGGAAACATATACAGAGCATGGAGCTACATCGGATGGGGGTGAAACTGTGACACAGGTTGTGCGCCGAAATGGTACAGTTGTGAGCGCAGTAAATCCTACCCAAGCTGGTACATATGTAGTAACCTATTCCGCAACCGATTCGGCTGGAAATATAGGAACTAACACACGAACCATCATTGTTACAAATGATACTGTTGCACCCGTTCTAAATTTACAAGGATCTAGTTATATTAAAGTGGTTCAAAATTATGGTGGGTCTTTGGGGATACCTAATCCACCAATTACGATTAATGCACCCGATCAAAGCCTATCATACAGTACAAATAGTACAGTCAATATGTCAACACCGGGTACTTACACGATTACATATTCTGTCACTGATAGAGCTCTGAATGTAGGAACAGTTTCTAGAACTGTACAAGTGTATAGTACTAGTGGAGCCACTGCCAGTTTTAGTTTAAATGGGGGTAACCAGTCGCTGACCCAATGTGGTACGTATACAGATGGAGGGTATACGGGGGTTGTTTCAGATACTACAAATACCCCTGTATATAGTTCAGGTAATCTCAATACAAGTGCTTCGGGTACATATACTGTCAGTTGGACAGCCACGAGTAAAGTTTTGGGTGGTAATTCACTCACACGAAGTAGAACCGTTACAGTTAACGCGATATCATTTTCACCTTCTCAAACCATAGAGGCGTATAGTTCTTATGAACCTCTCTATGATAGCCAGAATCCGTGGAATAGTAATCTAACGTGGGTAGATTCTACATCAACTGTGACTATTAATGGTAGAAATGTTACGAAAATTACACGCTCTTACAGACCTAAATGTAATAATAATGCTTCGCAAGAAGTCGCGACTCGCGTTATACGGAACTATTTTGACAGTCTACTCGTCCAAAGAAGTTTCGGCCAAGTAAGTGGTGGTGATGGGTACCCCATTACTAATAATGTATCGCAGTGTACGATAATTGCACACACTACATTTACGAGTAGACAACAAAGCAATTATTCGCGGGGGCTTATAGCTCGTTTGGGAAATTTGTACATCTACTCAGACCCTACCAGCTCTAGTTCAAGAATTAGAATTGGATACTCAGATAATTCTAGGAATTATTCTGCTACAGCAAATTTATCTGGAAGTTACATCAATCAAAAACTTATTTATTCCCTATCTGCAAATTTCGTGGAGGGCAACCCATACCAATGGAGGGCTTCCACGTCGACCCTAAATTACCAGACGATCACGTACACCTATCCGTGCGGCACTGGGACGTGTACGGGATCGTACCAATCTCCTTATAGAGTTTATACATACTATTGGCGAAGAAACTACACTATTCAAACAAGATTGCGTATATATAGGTATAGCGGCAGCAGCACTTATGACATAAACACTCATAGAACAAATGGGGCCATTGGATCCGATGGTCTACCTGATCTTGAGTATGTAGCTGGAACGGGATTTAATAGCACATGGGTCCACGGTGGTAATAACACTACAACAACGTGGGACAGTAGAACTACGAACCCCCCGGTCCACAATCCAGGTGGCTACGCAACCGCCGCGCTTGCAGGAGCCGCGGCACTCGGAACGAAAAAAATGCTAGGATCTTCAAGTACTGCCACTTATTCAGCATTACAATATTATAGCAATCAAACTCCGGTAAATATGTCTGCATGGTCGGCGAGTAATGGGTCGTGTGTATACATTTTAGATAGGAGTCATTCTGGTTATCTATGAAGAGTATTAAAGCTATTATATATGTATAGAGTATGGGGAGTGAAATTGCAGAAATTTCATTGAAAGCTATTGGAAAGCAGGACACTCACCTACTTTCCAAAGACTTGGATAGTTCATTTTTTAAGAGTTCGTATAAACAGCACAGTCCATTTTATACGAAGCAGAGAGTCAAGACTATACAAAATACCGAAAATGAATCTAATTGGCCATGGGGTAAGAAAATCAAAGTTGAGTACAATCCTAAACACATGGGAGATTTACTATCGAATATGGCTATAACTATACCCTTACCATCATTTCCCAATGATCCACCTGGACCATTAGATAGATATGCACCAATGATTGGTTATCACCTCATCAAAAGCGTGACAATGTTCGTCGATGAAACTCTTATTGAAAAAATAGACTCTGATTGGAACATCATATATCATAACATCTACCAGGATGTTGACGAAGAAAAGATGTCAGAACTCAATCTCAATCGTGGGTGGTCACATAAAATATGGTCCAGTAACGCGGTTTTTCAAAATGTACACAAGAGGGTCATTCCGATGACACTTCCACTACGGTTCTTCTTCTCTAGACGTTTTGATCCCGATGTTTCTGCGAAACCCTATTTCCCACTTTGTGCAATACACAAACAAAAAATAGAATTCGAATTTGAGTTTCATGAAAAAACCTTCTTTACACCCACAGAAAGTGATATAAAACTTGATTACTTCAATATCATAACGGATGAAATTAAGATAACAGATGATGAACGTTTATTTATGATAAAGGAACCACAAATCATAACTACTGAATTTGTTAGTATACATCCATCATATGAGAATAAAGTGGATTCGTATGAAATCGTGGCAAACTTAGTTCCAGACATACCCGTAAAAACTTTTCATTGGTTTATACGAAATAGTGATTTTGAAAAGGTGTATAACCCCCTTGATACAGTGTTCGGGGATCCAGAGTTTTCAATGTATAATGGAACTACGTACTCACAATATGCTAATTACACAAATCGATTTAATTTATCATCTGTTATTCCAGTAGGACAGTTAGTTGATGATACATATTCAGAGTATGACAACGTGTCAGGTATAGATATGTATATCAATGGTGAACAGGTAATTAGAACTATAGAAAATGGTCCTAAATATTTTAGATTTTACACCACTTCTAAAAATACATTATCTTTACCTAAACATCATCATATATACACTTATACATTTGCTTTAAATCCAAAAGATCCCAATCCAACTGGGTATTTTGATTTTCAAAATACGAATTCCGATAAAACGTTCATCCGGGTAAACATTAAAGAGACGATAGAGTCTCCCCCGCGCAATGGTATATGGAAAATGCATATATATTACACTGGCTACAAAACCATGTATTTTGAAAATGGTTTCATGCGTTTCATCTAGCTTTTAATATAAACATTCATTCGTTTTACAGACATTCGTCTGTTTTGGCCATATATGATTAAATCTCGACGAACAAGCATTATGTTCTCGTTTGTTTTTTATGGGTGTCACGATATTCAAAAGTACACTTGGTTCACGACTTTCAACCTTATGATACATACAGTTTCCGATGTAAAGTATATCACCCGGATTAAGAGTATATAACTGAGACCTGATATTATAGGAATCCAAAACACGTACTGTATCCTTTATCGATAGATTTTTAATATCATCGAGTATACCTACTTCATTAGGGTGTTTGAACATGTCAAATAAAAGAAAATCTTTACGTCCATATAACATAAAGGCGTGATTATCTGTACAATCGAAATGTGACTTAAAATCCCATGGAGCGTTACAAAACCGCACGGTTACCACAGACTTACTTCCATCTATGACGAGGCCCATGTCATGCGTTATGAAGTTTCGTATCATCTCATCCACAGGATTATCATTGCCGAGATTAGATTTATACTGCATTTTAGTTTCAGACTCTTTTAACACATCGGAAACACTCGCGTTTACAAAATGTGAATAATACGTTGCGATATTTTCATCATTTTTGTATACACCGACATCTAATGGCACATCTTCGATAGTTTTAAGTTTATCACGAAAATTTGATACATCGAAATCATTCCTGTAAATCTTATATTTCAATGGATTTTGTCTTAGTAGATATATCAGTATGATCACAATGAAAATAAGTATGACATATTTCATTTGAATTACTCTGAGAAATTATTCCCCCTCATCATCTTCACATGCTTGACAAGGTGCGTCAAACATGTGACAGGTGTGTTCACCATTTTCAACCATCTCACGAACGTCGGGGTCGTCCATGATGTCATCTTCATCTTCATCTTCTTCACGTGCCACTTTTTGGGACTTGAGTTCTTTGATACGTTCATAGAGTCTTCTGATTTCATTATCAAAATCCTCTTCCGTCCAGTCATCAATCTCAACGAAAATACCGGTGGGGAGTGGGTGTTCCATAATTTTTTCTTGAAAATTACAATATTTAGATTCTACTTAGGTAAATGTATCTTCCTAAATTTAAAACGCACATTTCCGTCCGAAGGAGGGAGTTGTATCATACCATCTCGCATAGGTAAACGCTTACCGTTTGAGTCAGAAGTCTCCATGATGTACAGAAAATACTCTTCGAAATATTTCCATTGAGCCGTCCTACGATTCGACTTGGGAACATACTCGTGAATCACTCCCCATATAAACTTTTTAACATACTCGAGACGTTCACGTGGGTCTTTAGGACCAGACCTGAGGATACCGAGGTCAGTCATCATGACGAGGAATGACTCCATGTAACAGAAATGATGCTGGGAAAGTTCGTCGTATTGAGAGATGATAAATGCCTCCTCCAACTTCTTTTGAGAAAGACCCATCGAGTTCTTATTCTTAAAATTGGTAAATGACTGCGAAACGAAACCACCAGTTGGTTGTGGATAACAACCATTTAACATTTTCATAGACAGTTTGTATCTACGACCGAGTAATGAGCGGAGTGGTTCTTCGAAACCCGAATCTGTATCCGTCATCGAATCATAGATTACAGCCGTCTTATTGTCGTGATCGACTTTAGCCATACCATAGTGTCCCGAACCATCTGGGTAAGAATGCTCCATCAAAATATACTCGATTCCACTGGCTTCATTAGACGCTGTGCGCTTCCTTTCCATCACACTCGTCTTACGATACGAAAATTTGAAATCTTTTCCGGATTCTTTTATAATATCTTCTCCAAACCTTGTAAAGAACCCCTCCCTGTGAAGGTAATCCTTTGCCATCTCAGAGGCATCTTCTATAGCCATAAGGTCACGAGCTCTCGCATTCGTGGTAATTCTCGACTCAATGTAATCATTTTTGTCAATCTCAGGAGTTTCCTCCTTAATTTTCAAAAGTCTGTTTCTGGTGGAAATATCCTTAATCAACTTGATGGGAACAAGTGACATTTTATGATAAGATGGTATTACTTTTAAGTTAGACGTGATATTCGGCCCAAAGTTGTGTATAGATTTCACAAAGCTTGCGGTACGTCTCTTCCGAAAGGTTATGCTTGGTTCTGTCAACGATGAATTCCTCTCGAAACTTTTCGATGATAGTATCCATTGTGTAATCTGAAAATATAATTTCTACACCCCACTTAGGTATGGAACATGTACGAAAGATTATGGAAATCATGGATGATGAGATGTTTCCAACGAAGAGAGAGTGGGTGTACGTGAAAATATGCAACGAACTCAAACAAATACACATACAATTACAAGAACTAACGAGACTGAAAGCACTACACGCACCAGCTAAAATCGACCCTTCGGCGTATACAGAACCACGCACTTCAGCTAGGGTGGATCCATCAGCCCCATCACCGGGCTGACCACAATTGTGTGTAGAACTCGTACACTTTGTGATATGTTTCCTCAGGTAAATTGTGTTTAGTCCTATCAGTGATGAACTCGTCTCTGAATTTCTCGATGATATCATTCATGGAGTTCCCATCATCGGTCGCACTCCATTCCGCGTGTAAATCCTGAAGAAATGCATTGAGGCCAGGGTGAGCGAGTTCTTCTTCATCATCTACATCGACCCATCGTTGAAGAAAGGTCATGGGTTCATTCTGGTCTAAGAGGAAAGGTGGAGGTTGCACCTTTTCTCGTAGTTCTTTGATGGTATCACAAAGCTCGAGGTAGTCCCCTTCAGGGATCACACTCGAGTTTTTGTCGATGAGATCGATTATTTTGTGGAAGAGGTCCATTTTGACTTGAAATTACATTCTTTCTACTGAACTTAGGTGTCTATAATGACGCTGTGCGATTGTACCTCGGTGTACAAACCACATGAGTTCTTCGTACCCATAGGTTTGGGTAAACTCTCGCCAATACGACTTGGTAGCTTCTCGGAGTTGATTGAAAATTCCAGTCTTCACCTTATCTTCGGGGTCTTTCTCGTGTTCGATGTAGGCATCTTGGAGAGCGTTGGTTGCCGTAATCCACTTGTGACATTGGTTGAGGGCATCCGAAGTCATGATGAAATCTTCACCAACCACATCGGGGGTCACGAGGAGGGTCTTTTCGCTCCGATGGAGTTCCTTCATGATTCGACACATCTGCAGATAGTCCCCTTCGGGTATCAGTTGCGAATTCTTGTCTATCAGGCTCATTAAACTTTGCATGGTTCATCTTGAAAATTACACACTATCGAGGCTACTTAGGTTCATTCGTGACTTTGAACTTCTCTTGAAAAAGTTCTCGACACTCTCAAATTCTTCAAACAGTGGGAGGATGTCATCATTCTTGTACATGGAGAGACGAATATTGTCATGTAATTTCACGACTCGTGTGTACATGGTCTCGTCCCACTTCTTTTTCTTTACGAAGGACATTAGTCTCTTGCACTTCGTAAAGAGGACTTCAAGATTTTCGCGGCGGTCAACAACCCTCTCAACTTCAATGTACCTCTTCTCGCCACAGTCATTGACAGCTTCAATCAACTTTCGTTTAGCGACGAGAGGAGGTTTCGGGGCAAAGAAGCC